AGACGGGGGGGGGGGGGGGGCCTAGCAAGGCTTTTCGGGAAGTGTTCCAGGTTCTGCTTTCTTGGACTGCACTTTCTTGGGAACTGGTTTCGGGGAACGCACTGCTTTACGGTCGTCCCTATCGTCATTGGAGGAAGTCATTGGCTCGTTTCCTGGATCGACACCCGTATGACAGGGGCGCGCATACACGGGGCTTTCGGTTGCCCCTAGCCAAGTCGAATCTTATCGGGCGCGTTACCGGCGAATGCAGATATCAGCTATCAGCGACGACACTCTACGTCAGGCTTGCTGTGTCAACATACGTAGCCCAGCCCAGCAGGGGGGCGCCCTTGGGAGGCCCCTGCTGGGCTGGGCGTCGTCTCTGATCGTGGCGCAACACTGGTGATCTGTCTGTCTTAGTGAAGCTGGCTATTCTGATCGCGGTCTTTCGGTCTAGAGCGCTCCGCGCCGGTGAACGCAGTGAGCCGGCGCGGAGCGCCGTTGTTCACAGATAGTGAACAAGGTTCGCTGCATCAGATGCGATGATCATCGTTCACAAATGCGAAATGTTTTATGTCGGCGCACAGGCTTCAACCGTTCAACGTTACGAGGGAACAAGACGTATCGAATGCGAAATGAAGGCAAAGGGCCGCGAGCGGGCAGCCCCCCGGAGCTTCGTCGTTTGCGTCGAAGCTCCGGGGGGCTGCCCGCTGCGGCCCGGCTATACAGTCAGAGGCTGGCAGTTAGAGCAAGGCCGCTTTACGCACAGGCTTTCAGTCGAACACAACATCCGGCCGCGCAGTTAGCGAAGACGCGCTAGCGAATAGTCCGCCGGAGGCAGAGCTTTCGATCTCGTCATATGTAAGAAACCGCTCAGCTTGCTTGGCTGCGCTGGAAGCAGTCCAAGCTTGCTGAGCGGTTTTCGTCGAAGCTCTCGGTCTTAGTTCAAAAGGGCAGCTTGCTGCCCGTCGAGTCTAGTCAAGCGTTGGGGTCTCGACGTCGAGGGCAAGCTTGTTTGGCTGCGTCGTAAGCAGTCCAAACTTGCTTGCCCGAGCGTCGTCGTCGTTCTCTGCAATGATGACTTGCTCTCCTTTAAGGCTTGCTTTCTTCTTCTCTGAGCTTACTATGATGCTGCTTTATGCTTGTATGAACCGTGTTTTTCTGCTTTATGTTTCTTTTGTGGGTATGCCGTCCCGCGATTTTTGACCAGTGCTTCGTCGTAGCTGTATACTCGGTTTATGAGGAAGAATGTCCAGGGCAAGAGTCGTTTTCGGACCTATGTGGATGGTAGCAACGTCTACAAGAGGGCTGCGGTCGAGAAGTTGATGTGGGAGGCTCGGTTGGAGAACGCTAGTGACGACGAGATTGCGTCTCTGGTGGGTTTGCCGATTGCCGGTGTCCGTCGTTCTCTGACGGTGATGTATAATCGGGTTGCTACTGAGGGCGCTATTTTGGCTCGGACCTGGGCTGTCCGTCAGACGATGTTGCTTTGGACTGATGTGTATGAGGTGGCTGGGGCGCAGTGGAAGCTTACGAAGGATCCTCGTTACGCTGCTGTTATGCGTGGTGCTCTGGCTGACATCCGTAAGATTTGGGGTGTGGATGCTCCTCAGCGGGTCATGCATGCTCACATTCATACTGGTGTGATCAACACTGAACTTGGGCGGTGCACGATTGAAGAACTCGAGCTCTTGCGGCGCCTCTGTGCCGGAAGTGACGGTGAATGTGCAATCGACGGGGAGTATTCCTCTGAAGTTGCCTCCGGAGGTGACGTTGGAGTCGGTCCGTTTGGCTCTGGCTTACCGGAGGTTTCAGGATTACTGCCGGTTGGTGACTCCTGAGTGGGTAGACGCGCCTCATCTGGACTATCTGTGCAGCCGCGCTGAGGCTGTTTGTGGTGGTAAGCTTCGTCGTCTGATCATCAACATTCCTCCTGGCTATGCGAAGTCGTGGATATTCTCCCGGTGTTTGCCTTCTTGGTTCCTGATGCGATTCCCTCGTCGTGAGTTCATGCTTCTGAGTTACGGTGATGACCTGGCCACTGAGCATTCGAGCGCTGCTCGGTCGATGTTCGGTGAGTATGCTCCTCTGATGACTGGTTCGGGTATGGCTAAGGACTCGAAGAGTGTGTCCCGCTGGATGGTGGACATGGGCGATGGGAAGCGTGGCGGTGGTATGACTTCCTGTGGGATCGGTTCTTCGGTCACTGGCCGGCGGGCTGATCTTATCGTGATCGATGATCCCTACAAGAACTGGGATGAGGCGAACTCTCAGGTTGTTCGTGAGCGGGTGTGGGATTCGTACCGGTCTGTGATCCGGTCGCGGTTGCGTCCGAACGGGTGCATTATCGTGATTCAGACGCGGTGGCACAAGGATGATCTGACCGGGCGTCTTCTGACGCATGCTGGTGGGATGAAGTGGGAACTGTGCAAACTGCCTGCTCGGGCCGTTGCCGGTGATATGCTCGGTCGGGTCCCTGGTGAAGCTTTGTGGCCTGGGATGTATGATGATATGGAGTTGCACGAGATCGAGGGTGATATTGGTCCTATCTTCTGGGCTTGCCAGTTTCAGCAGCAGCCGGAGGAGCCTGAAGGTCGGCTGTTCAAGAAGGCGTGGTTCCGGTATTGGTATGCTGAGGGCGGTGATTACTGTCTTGAGACTGACTCTGGTCTGCTGCGTTACAGCAAGGGCGATTGCTACGTCGTCCAGACTGTGGACCCGAATCTCACTGATGCTTCGTCGAGTGATTACTTTTGTCAGGCGGCCTGGGCTCTGTGTCCGGGCGGTGAGATACTTCTTTTGGCTGTCCAGAGGGAGCGGATCGAGACTACAGAGCACGTCGACGAGGTGGGTGCGTTTTATGACCGGCACGGCGCCGCTTGTATCTTGCTGTCGAAGCGGTCTAGTGGGATGAACCTCTTCCAGGAGTTGGAGGACCTGGGATACTCTTTAGAGGAGATTGTCGAGGATGTGTCAAAGCTTTCACGTAGTGTTGTTGTCATGCGGAAGTATCGCCGTGGTGAGGTTTACCATCTTCGGGACGCTGTCTGGATTGGTGATGTCGAGGGTGAACTGAAGGAGTTTCCTGGCGGGAAGAATGATGACTTCGTTGACAATGCTTCCGCCGTGGGCATATACTCTTCACAGATTGGCGGCGGCATCTCTGACATGGCGGTGACTGGGGGTTCGACTCGTGTGGGAATGGGATTTGGGCTTCGCGAGAATGAGTTGGGGTCGTTCCTCGGTTAGGACGGAGGATGTTGGCCCTGATGTCGGTATCGCTGGGTCTTTTCAGGGTTATGTGAACCCTGATGATCTGGTCGGGGCTAAGGGCTTGGAAGTCTACGAGAAGATGTGCCACAACGCTCAGGTGGCCGCGTGTCTGTCGATCAAGCGTTCGAGTGTTCTTGCCCGTGGTTGGGATATCTCGTCGAAGAAGTCTGACGGCGCCCTGGGCAAGGAGATCTCGGAGTTTTGCACTGACGTGTTCGAGTGGATGGAGGGAACTGTTTTCGAGTTCCTGGAGGGTGTCTGTGACGCCCTGGCTAAGGGTTACTCTGTTCAGTCGATGGTGTGGGATGTCATCGAACGCGGGAAGTGGGCTGGGAAGATGGCTCCCCGGTATATCAGCCCGAAGGATCCTGAGGATTGGCAGTTTGAGGTAGACGAGTACAAGCGTGTTCTGCGGTTGATTCACGTTCCGTCCGACGCGAGGTATCCTCGGTCGGATTTCGTTTTGTACGTCCACCGCGGCCGGTATGGGAACCCCTACGGGGAGTCTGATCTCCGGAACGCTTATCGTAACTGGTGGTCTGTGGACTTCTTAGAGCGGTTCTGGAATATCTACATGGAGAAGTTCGGGTCGCCGACCGTTAAGGGCAGTTACAGGCGGGGTACAACGGCGGCGGCTAAGCAGCTTTTCCTAACTGCTCTGAGTTCCGTCCAGTCGAAGTCGGCTGTGGTGTTTCCTGACGATATGAAGGTTGAGCTCTTGGAGACGATCCGGCAGGGTGAAGCCGGGTTCCGTCTCGCCGTGGAGTATCACAACAAGCAGATCGCGAAGGCGATTCTGAATCAGACTCTCATCACTGACGATGGGTCCGGGGTGGGGTCTTTCGCCCTGGCGAAGGTGCATCTGGATGTCTTGAGGATGGGTCTTCGTGGTCTGAAGCAAGGCCTGGAGGAGTCTGTTGTTCGTGAGCAGGTTCTTCGTCGTCTTGTCGAGGTGAACTATGGATATGATGCTCCCGTGCCTCTATTTTCTCTGGGTCCTCTGGAGGATCGCGAGATTGAGCCTCTTTCGAGGGCGGCGAAGAACATTGTGGACTCGCAGATTGTGGCGGCTGATGATCCGTGGTTGCGGGAGTTCCTGGGTATCGTAGGCGCCGGCAAGGCTCCGGACCGGGTTGTCGGTACTCCTGGGTCGGCGTCCGGGGCGGTTCCGTCCGTGAGTCGGGCTCGGGTGGACGGTGATACGAATGACGGCGTTGTGAGAGTGGGGGCATAATGGCTACATCGATCACGCACGAGGATGTAAAGCCGAGAGTTGGGGTCCCGAGTGCTACCACGACGTATGACACTGAGATGGATACTGTCTGCACGGCCGTGGCGGCCGGTGTCGATGCGGCTGTCGATGCGGCTTACCTGACCTCGGCGGCGGCTCTGGTTAAGCTGGCCGCAATCGATATCGCGACCGGGACTCTGATTGTTGGGATTTTCAATCGCCCCGGTTATGCTGAGCAGATGATAGCCGCGGGCGTCACGCTTGGCGGTTTGGATAAAGACGGGGCGAAGGAGCTTATCAAGCAGGGATGGGCCACTCTGGCCCCATACCGTCCGGACAAGGCAACCGCTACAGCAGCGGCCGAGGCGGCTAAGACTCAGGTGGCCGATTCCGCGGAATGCGACTTGTCCAGTGATGATATGATCTTCGGTAGTGACTCGGCGGAGTACGACTATTGAGCCATGCTACTGATCGTTTCGACGCTGGCGTTGATCGCCTGGGTGAGTCGATCACCTGGACGAAGTTGAATGGCTCCGCTGGGTCTTTCGCTCACAACGGCATCGTTCGGCAAGCGGATGGCGGTACTTTGAACGTTTATCTGGATGCTATTGAACAGGCTGCTTTGACGCGTCCGGCTCTGGCTGTGATCTGTAAGAGTGGGACTTCGGTGATCGTGAACGACACTTTCACTCGTGACTCTGTGAACTACATCTGTGTAAAGGTCGGGATTCATCGTCTGGCTAATGAGATCATCGGTCGCACGGCGATTATGAATACGGTTTGAGGTGGCAATGGTCGATCAGGGTGTCCCTCATTGGATAGTGGCGGACTGTGCAAACAGGAGTTTGCGGAAGTTGAAGCCGTCGTTCGTGATTCTTCATCACACAGGTGGGCCGGGATCGGGGTCCCTGGAGTGGCTCCGTACTTCTCGGTCGAATGTGTCCGCTGATTTTCTGATCATGGCCAGCGGTCAGATATACAAGCTCAATCCTCAGCTTTCGGAGTTCTACACGTGGCATGCCGGGGTGTCTCGGTATGGCAAGTGCCTGGACCTGAACCCGTCGTCGTTTGGCATCGAGTTGGAGCACGTCCCTGGCGAAGAGTGGCGGGCTGGGCAGATCGATGCGTGTGTAGCGGTTGTGGCGTTCCTTGTGTGGAAGTTCTCGATCCCGGTAATGAATGTTCTGGGTCATAAGCAGGTGGCCTGGCCGAGGGGTCGTAAGACTGACCCGGAGGGGTTCCCCTGGGCGGAGTTTCGTCTTGCGTTGAAATCTCGTTTGGGGGTGAAGTAGTGGCAGGTGGACTTGGTATCGAGGGTGCTGTGATTGCGGGTGTAGGCGGCTTTGTCGGAATGGCCGGTGCGCTGGGGTATGGGTTCAAGCTGATGGTCGACATTCTCGGCAAGCAGCTTACGGTTCAGAATACTGTGATTTCTGGGCTGGAGAGTGGTATCCAGGGCAAGCTGGATGATCATATCACTTCGTGCGCTGGGTGTCGGTCCGCGATTGATGCGGTTGGCAAGTCTGCTAAGGATAGTGCGGATCGTGTGGTGAAGTCGGTAAGCGATAGAGATCGGAGGTCTGAGGGTGCCTGAAGTAGTGGTTCGTGAAGCTAAGCTCTTCGAGTGCGGCGTTTACCGTGATCGGGAGATATCGTTCACTGAGGCTGATCTCGACGCCATTGTTGCCGGGTTCAAGTCAGACGGTGAGCGTGTTCATGTTCGTGTTCAGCATACCCGGACACCGTTCGATGGTATGATGGGTCACGTCGAGAGCGTGTGGCGTGCGGGCAAGGATCTGATGGGTCGTCTTGTGTTCCCTGAAGTGTTTTGGAAGTTCCTTGAGGCTATGGGAACGAAGAAGCTCAGTGTTGGTTTCGACTATCGACAGCGCAGATTGCGAGAAGTTTCTATAGTGGACAACCCTCGCATCTTGACAGCCCGGATATTCGGTGATAGTATCGGTGTCGATGGTCTGTTGGTTTTCGAGGATGGTTTCGGGTCTGACGAAGAAGGGGGAGGTAGTAGGATGCCTGAAGTGTTGACGCCGGAGTTCCGGCAACTGTTGGAAAGGGAGCGGGAAGCTGGCCGTGTTGAGGGTATGGCCACTGCTGAGACGCAGTTCAGCGAGCGGATCGGTCCTGTGGCTCAGGAGAATGCGGCTTTGAAGCGCAAGATGGCTTCGGAGCGGGCTTCTGGTATCATGCTGGGCTGGAAGGCTGAGGGTCGGCTGATGCCGGCTGCTGAGAAGTACGCTGAGGCTCTGCTCGTGGACGGCGCCGCGGAAGTGACGTTCTCCGACGGCGGGCATATGAGCGCTGCTGAGGCGTTCGTTCAGTTCATGACTCACCAGGGACCGGTTCTCACGACTGTCCGTGGGTCAGGGACTGCGGCTGAGCGGCCTGGCGAGGTGTCGGCGACTGAGAAGCGTGTTTACGACGCGCTTGGGGTGACTGCTGAGGAAGTCTGGGAAGCTGAGTCTGCGATTGCGGCTCCGACCGCGTAATCGCGATCGGCGCGGTGTAGCGGCATTTTGTGAGAGGTTTGGGAGGGGTTGCGATGGATGGAGGAATGCTTGGTTGGGTGGTAATGCTGGTCGCCCTGGTATGGGCTATGGGAGCGTACGGCGCTTCGGCGGCGGCGTTCGACATTGAGAGGATGGAGGGCCAGAAGATCAGCTATAAGATGGGCGCCGAGAAGATCTACAAGGGCACCATGTGTATGATCAACGCGGCTGGTTACTGTGTCCAGATATCGGATACGGCGACGGGCGATAGTTTTGCTGGTGTGGCTGCGGAAACCGTCGATAACAGTGCGGGCAGCGCCGGTGATAAGCGAATCGACGTTTGGCGGACCGGCGTCTTCAGGTTCAAGCATGCTGGTGCGGCGATCACGGACATGGGTCTTATGGCCTATGCGTCTCTTGGTGTCGCGGATGCCGGCCAGACTGTGAAGTCCGCGACGGAGGGAACGCATGCAATGATGGTCGGCAAGATCGTGGGTATGAGCGCGGATTCTTCGGCGACTCGCTGCGATGTCCTCATCGACGGTTGCACGGCTCTGGCGTCCGCTGAGACTGCCGTGATTGGTGGTTGGACGACGTAATCGCGCTACCCGGTTTCGCCGGCGCGTTCATGTAGCTGTTTTGTGTTGGGGAGGAGGGTAACCTAGTGGGCGGAAATCTGTATACTGCGGGGTCAGGGATGGGCGATTTGCCTGTCGGTCCCCTGACGAAGGGTCTCAAGGCGCTTTTCATGAAAGCGTACAAGGAGTATTCCGAGAAGAGTGTCGTGCTGCGAGTCTGCACGATCACCGACTCGACGTCGGACTCTGAGGATTACTCCTGGCTCGGGGCGGTTCCGAAGATCCGCGAGTTCCTGGCGGAACGCCGGGCGAAGTCGCTTGCGAACTTCAATTACAACCTGAAGAACCAAACCTGGGAGAACACGATCGGGGTCAAGCGCTCCGATCTGGAGGATAACAAGCTTGGCATGCTTCGGACACGCATTCGCCAGCTTGCCCAGGAGGCGGTTCGCTACAAGGAAGAGAAGGTCATGTCGTTCCTGACCTCGGCTCTCGGTTCTGACGCGGCGCCGTATCTGTGCTACGACGGCACGGGCCTTATCGACACCGCTCACACCGCGACTTCTGAGGAGGGTGGGGCGACTCAGTCGAACAGGGCCGGGACGGCGCTGGCCATCGCTACTCTGTGGACGGCGATCGGGGCTATGCGTGGTTTCAAGGATGACACCGGGCGCATCCTGGGGATGGTGCCGGACACTCTGCTTGTGGAGCCGTGTCTCGAGCAGACCGCATTCGAGCTCTTGGAACCGATCAGTGCTTCTGCGCAGTCCGCTGCTCTGAAGCACTTGAACATCGAGCCGGTTGTGAGCTCCTATCTCTATTCCACGGCAACGGCGGCGAACGGGAATTGGTTCTTGCTCGACTCCCAGAGCGAGGTCAAGGGCGTCATCTTGCAGGAACGGACTTCGGTGGAGTTTGGTTCCCTTGAGAAGGACTCGGATAGCGGTTTCTTGCGTGACGAGTTCCTTTATGGCACTAGGGCCCGGTGGGCAGTGGGTGCGGGCTTCTGGCCGGCGATCTACGGCAATGCCGGCGCTGGCTAGGGTTAGCAGAATGGCGAAAGCGTCGTTCGGGTGGGGCTGGTGGCCCGGGCCGGTATTCCCGGTCCGGGCCTCTTTCATGTGAGGAGGGACTATGGAAAAGGGTCAGTTGCTATGGAGTGGGTCGGTTGCTTGGACGGTGAACGAAGACGCGGTAAAGACTCTCGATGTGCCGTTGCTTCCGATCGGAGACGAGGAACAATTTCTGCTGTCGGTTCGGAACGGCTCCTCCGTTGTCGATCTGACGGTCGACGTTGGGTTTCTCTCTGAGGTCTATCCGTCTTCTACGACGCCCAGGGTTGAGACGGCTTGTACGACTGTCGACGTTGGGGATAAGGTCACTTGTGTTGGGCATGGCTTGGTTGTTGGCGATTGTATTGTCTTCGGGGATACTGAGGGCGGCGTCACGGTGGGTACGAAGTACTACGTGATCGCGGTTGCTGACGCGGACAATTTCCAGTTCGCGACCGCGCGCGGCGCCGCGGCGTTCACCGTGGATGCGACAGCCGGAGCGAATACGTTTACGGTGACTGAGGAGTTCTTCGTGTTGACCTCTATCTCCGTTCCGAAGTTCGCGGCGGGAACGACTGTGGCGGCGGTTGCCGGTCTGGTGTGCCGGATCATATCGGGATGGCCGTATGGTCCGGATGGCGGTCGGTTGTCGTTCATGAAGTCCGCGGCGACGGCCGCGATTTTCGGCGCGTATGCTGAGATTCGTCGGTTGTGAGGCATGGTATGGAGGTGATCCCTGCTGTTGGTCGTGCCGTGCGGTCAGCTCGTGTGCACGCTGGCAGTAGCTATGGTCGCACGTTGTGTAACCTTGCTCAGCAGCATTACAGCGTCGATGTGGATGTCGACTGTGGTACGGCTGGGAAGTGGTTCGCGGCGGGCGGGGGAACGATCGGTTGGGACACGTCCAACTATTATGCGGGGTCTACTCAATCGGTCACGGTTACTGGTGGACCGACTCCGATCTTGCAGTATCGGACTCCTGCGGCGCCCCTGAACCTGGCTGGCAAGTATTTGCTCGTTCGTCTTCAGAGGAACGACGCGGTGCCGGACGCGACCTATGGCAGCTATACGGTGAAGTTCTACAGTGAGTCGAACTACTCGAAGGTGTCTTCGGTATTCACTCTGTGGGGCGTTGGCCGTCACTACAATGCTTGTGATAGCTGTCAGGGTTGGTTTGAGTTCTGTATGCCTATGGCTGATGTGGGCCTGGGAACGCTGACTGACTTCACGGCAATCACGATGATCACTGTTCAGTCTAACCTGGCGGCGGGTGGTGAGGCTGATTTCGGCTTGCATCGATTACAGGTCTTGTCGGCGGTTGGGTCGTATTACTGCATACGCATAGATTGGGTATCTCCGTTGAGGGTAGACGCGGTCGCGGCGTACGCTAAAGCGGCTGGTGTCAGGTTGACTATCGGGGCATGGATGGCGTCTCTTGACGGTGGAAGCGGTTTGTCGACGTGGGATGTTCGGCGGCTTATCGATAGTGGGCATGAAATCGTGGTCTATGGTAATGCTCCTGTAAGTCGGACGTGGGACGATTGGACTCCGGCGCAGAAGTTGGAGTATATCCCTGCTCGGTTGAAGGATATGTGCAGGCAAGTGGGGATGGATTGGAACGGGGTGTTTTTTGTTCCGGGCGGGAACGGTGTGTCGGTGTGGGATCGGGTTAACCTGGTTGGTCCGGGGATTCTGTCGTGTATCAGTGGGACTAGTACGACGGTTGTGGGTCTGTATATGCTGCAGGTTCCTGGGTTTCGTCAATTGGATTGGACTGGGTTCATAAACGGCGGGGCGGATGGTTTGATCCCGAGTTGGCTTCCTGGGAAGATAACTGAGTGTGAGTCGAACGGTGGATGCGTGGTTCTGGGCGCTCACATATCGGACGACGATCATGTAGCGAGCCTGGAGGCTGCGATAGATGCGCTGGCGGCTTCGGCGTTGGCTTGCAGGACGTTCGGGGATTTTGTGAGTCAGTGAGGTGTGGCCGTGGAGAAGAATGCTGTCGGTCGTGGCAGGGAATGGGATTCGGTTGTCCAGCCGGTGGGGCTTGGCCGTGGGTGCGTTCTGCGGGTCGATATGGAGTCTGCGGGGTCGGCTCGCGTTCTCGATGGTGTGGGTGTGTCCCATGGGACGGTTACGGGTGCTGTGCGGACCGTGGAGAGGTCGGGGCTTTCGCGTTTCTTCGACGGCACGGATGATCTGATCGACTGCGGTAAGGCCAGTGTTCTGGGTCTTTTGAACACTCTGACGATTGAGGCGTGGGTCAGGCCTAATATTGCGTATGCGAGCTCTGATGCCACCGTTCGGTATCGGGCTATTGTCTGCAAGGCTTCGGGCGGCGCCGCTTCCGGCGTGTCTTATCTCATGGACTGGTACGGGGATCAGACTGGCCGGACTCTGCGGCTTACCGTGAGTGACGGGGTGGCGCTCAAGAGTCATACGTCGACGGGGTGTGATATGGCTCAGTCTTGGACTCATGTGGTTGGGACTGTGGAGTACCCGGGCCAGATGAAGTTGTACAAGAACGGGGCTCTGTTGTCCGCTATCGCGAGCACGAAGGGTTGCCAGTTGGTTGACACTGAAGTCCATATCGGTCGAAATTTCAGGTTGGGGAATACGACGTATACTTGGTCCGGTTGGATCGGGGATGTAGGGTTGTATTCGGTGGCGTTGAGCGCGGGGGAGATCCGGGATCGGTTCCGTCGTGGCGCTCGGAAGTATGGGGTGGCGTGGTAGGTTTGTGTCGGTGGGTGGTCTCCTTGTTGTTGCCCGGGTACCTGTAGTGGTGCCCGGGCTTCTTTTGCGCTACGTGGTTGCGCCGGCTGAAGTTTGTAGCGGGGTTACTCTGGGGTGTAGAACCTGTCGGAGACTGCTGGCGCGTCTGCCTCGCCCAGGATGAACCGCGCGTCGATCACGTCTCCGGTCGAGAGGTCATTCCAGTGTTCTGCGATGTATGTGTGGCAGGTTGTGAGTGTCCGGGAATTCCACCGTATGGCGTCGTAGTGGACTTTGTTCAGTTCCGGCCAAAGCATATAGGTGAACTTGTTTCCGGGCTGCCAGCCGATGGAGCCGAGCAGGAATCGTTCCGGTTCCGTGAGGTCGGCTGTGTCTCCGTGGATGCAGATTGCTGTTATCCTTGTCGCGTTGTCTCTGATCTCGAATAGCTTTACTTCGACTGCTGATTTCTCCATGGTGCTCTCCTTGTGGGGTCTCTATCCGCTAGGCGTCCCCGATCTCTGGCTTGTAGCGGGGGTTACATCTTGCAAGTGCTGGAGCTGGCCGGCTGGCCGATTATGACGCCTTGCCTGGCTCTTGTGACCGCGACATACATGAGCCTCTGAATCGAGTCTCGGTGAATCCCCGACCATTGGTGGAGTCCCTGGGGACTGAGGTCCGGGAATACGATTACTACGTCGGCTTCGCCTCCTTTCACGCTGTGAATCGTTCCAATGACGATCTCCGGTGGTATGGCCCTGGCGTCCAGGAAGTCGGCGCCGCGGGTCCGGGCTATGGTGAGCGGGTATGCGGCCTTGGCCCTGGCGGCGTTGTTGACCAGGTTGGCTTCCCACCAGTCCAGGTCGCAGGCTAAGATCGCGTTGGCGGCGTCGTCTTCGAACAGCGAAAATAGCACGTCGAGATTGACGTGTGTGATCTCTTCTAGCTTAGATTTCATCCCGTGTCGGAAGACGCCTTTGGCCTGGAGAACGGACGCCGCGGCTTTGAGTTGGGTTGGCGTCCACCAGGCTTTGTCCTTGGTTCTGACCGATAGGAACGATGACACCCGCTCGGCGTATGTGGTTCCCTGGGTAAGCCGAAGTGGGTTCCAGTCTGCTCGGATCATCCGGTATGGGTTGTGGAACGGGATGCCCTTGTCTCTGAGGGCGTTCTTTATCGGGTCGACCATATACGAACACGACGCTATGACCATTGCCGTCATGCCGCGGTCGATGATCTTGTCGAGCGCTCGGAGTATGCCGAGCGCATCCTGGAATGTGAACGGGGCTCTGGAGATGAATCCTGGGTCTGCTGACTGCCGGGGCAGGAAGTCCTTTGGAATCCGCTTTGGCACTTTCGATATCCACGTGACGGCATATTCCCAGACGTTGAATGGGAGGCGGTGAGATTGTTCGAGGACAATGTCGTCGTCTGTGAGGTCTCCTCCGGCGAATGCTTCTGGCGTGGCTCCGGCGAACTGATAGATACACTGGTCGTCGTCCCCGCATAGTATCAGGTTGTCCGCGGCCGCTGCCCAATGTTTGACCACGCTCATCTGAAGGGCTGTGCAATCCTGGGCTTCGTCGACAAGGATAAGCCGTGGCTTGCCCGGCGCTGCCTGGGAACTCTCCAGTGCGGCTTCGAGCATGTCGGTGAAGTCTATGCCTCCTTCTACTGCCTTCCACCTGTTCCACGCCTCGGCGTATGCACGGGCACGGCTGGGCCATTTCTCCACGGGAATCATACGATTACGGAGGATGGTTACGAGCGCGTGGATTTCATCCCCCTGAGTCTGGGAGTCCCCATACTCGAGCCCTGATCCCATATCCTTGCTCTGGGGCAGCGACAGGCTATACTCGGGCGCGTAGGCGTTCCATAGCTTCACTGAAGCGGGCTTGGATTCCAGAATCGGCGGGCGCCCTATCAGTTCATAGGCGGCCTTGTGAATCGTTCCCACCTGATTCTCCGGGATGGTCGGCGCCCGCGAAGCTATCTCCTCAGCGGCCGCATTTGTGTAGCTGCAGATCATCACTGCGCCGGGGCCGATGTCCTCTGCGGCCTGGCTCGCTATCGCGGTGAGGGTGGCGGTCTTACCGGTTCCGGGTGGGCCGAATATGCGTTTGGTGTTCAAGCTCAATGACCTCGTAGGATTCGATTCTGAGAGAGCGGGCTATATCTGCCTGTCTGGAGGCTCAGGCGGGTGGTGCCTGCCGCGCTGTGCGGTGGGGTAGGGATAATTGCGGCCCGGCTTTGCCCTCGCTGCATCCGCCGGGCCTGGCGAAACCTCTATTTAGGATTCTTCCGCGCGGCCTCCTCCAGTTCCGCGTCGATCTCCCGCTGGGCGTCGGCCAATGGCCGCTCACACCTGTATTCTACAACGGCATGATCTAGCGCAACCTGCGGGCTAAGTTCCGACGCCATTATGCGCATCGCCCGATACAGCACGGCGGCGGTGTAGGCGAATGCCTCTATGGCGGCGTCGCCGGGTTCGTAGTGATTACGCGGACGCGACCGCTGCTCGCATTCGTCGCGGGTTATAATCTCAGGCATGGTCACCCTCCGTAATCCGTAACAGACACTTGACGACGCGTTTGTCATCAGGCCCCAAACCCGCATACTCGAAGAACTTCTCGCCACTGCCGACTACCAGCACGCGCTCGCGGGATACCTCACACGGCCATTCGATAGGGCAAGTCACGCCCTGCGCGGGGCCGTCGACATCTACCTCCCGCGACTCCTCCTCCTCGCCGATGGCGCAGAGGAGTTCGTTTGTCATCTGTATCGCGTTGCGGGCATAGTCGTGAGATGTCAGGTTGTCCTTGGCGATCAACGCGGCCTCTATTGTTGTCGCCATCAGCGCGCGAAGCTCATACGGGGTCATTGGTTGCCTCTTTGATCTTGGCCGCGAGCGCGATGAGCACGTCGTTCCGTTCTCGTACTGTTTGGTAGTCGATTTCGAGACGCGCGATAGTGGCCTTGTTCACTCGTGCCAGATCAACCAAGCCGTTGATGGTTTCGATGACGCAGGTGACTTCGGACATGAAGCGGTCGACATCATAGCATGACATGGTCGGCCTCCACGTCTTTTGCTGCTTGGGATTCTTGTTCGGTTCGCCGTTTCTCGGTATGGCATGCCCAACACCAGTGGTGGTGCCAGTATCGTTTGCCTGGCGGGGGGGGTCCGTGGTGCTGTAAGAGGTTTCCGTGTTTGCATCGGGCATGTGGGGTCCGGGTCGAGTTGACGTGGTGAATCTTGCCGGTGGGGTCCAGGTAATGTCCGTGGGGCATCTGGCGCTGTGGATCCACGGCGCGTAGTGGTATCATTGTCCCCTTTAGGGGGCCGTATTTGTAGCAGAGGCGAACTCGAATCAGGTCGGGTTCTTCCGGGGTTGCTTTGAGTATCTTGCACATGGGTGTGTGTCTCCTGGGAATGCGCTACGTTTCATATCGATCTACGGTGCAGGGTCTTTTGGTCCGGCTCCGGGTGTGCCCTTGCGCTCCCACCAGTTGCCTTTTAGGGCCTGGCGGTTTGGTCCGTCCCCTCCGACCATTCCGTCAATGATCTCGTCGGAGTGCTTGGCCGGCGTGAAGTCTGGTGGCCACTGGCCGGTTATCTTGTGGGCACAGTACCTGCAGTGTAGGCCGTTGTGGTCAAGACATGTCTCTCCGGGAAGCAGGGCCGCGCCGCATGTAGCGCATTGGGTGGGCGGCTTTCGCGGTGCGTCGGCCCACTTGATCTCGACGCCGGGCAGATCGTATATGGAGGTTTGCTTGGGGTGGTTCACTTCGGTGGCCTCGGGCCTTTCCGCAGACAGATCGCCCACTCAAGAATGAGTCGTGCTATGGAGTCCGGGAGGAGGAATCCGGTTCGCAGTTGGACGGCCCGGCGCAGTTCTGCGAGTGCTGCTTGTCGTTTGCCGGCATCTGAGGTGGCAACTTTGGCGGCGTTGTCGATGATACTGTAGACGTGTGCGATGCCTCCTATGAGTCTGAGCCAGCGGGCGACGTCTTCCGGGAGTCCTTCGGTGGGCGGGGTGAACATTCGGCGAATGGCGCTGATGATCGTGAGTAGCAGTTTCATGGGAGCGTCCTTTCTTTGTCGTGGGGAAGTGGGTCGGGCGTCACAGACGGGTCCCCCAGGGCAGGCGGGTTGAGGAGCTTCGTGTGTCGAAGTATTGACGCGGTGGCCCTGTCCGTGGCGCGGAAGCGGCGGACATCGTTAGCGCGCGGCCTGGATCGGCGGTGCGCCCGAAGCTGCTCTCGTCTCTGACGCGAGTAGGTGTCACTCATCTGGGTTTGGGTGCTGCGTTGTGGGCTTCGCGCAGTTCTCTCTCAGCGCGGTTTATTGCGTCGACGGCTGTGTGGAAGCCTAGTTCTGTGTGTCGGTAGTGTGTTTGAGCGTCGGCATACCTTAGTGATGCTGTGAGCAGGTCTTTCTCGGCTTTTGTGGTGGCTGCTTGTGCAAGCTCTATTCGGGATTGTGCTACTTGTTCAGGTGTCATTGGGATGTCTCCTTTGGCAGGATCCACGCGCTGGAGGATCCCGAGTTGAGTGGAAGTCGTATGGCCTTGGCTCCTATGGCACGGAGCGCAAGGCCGAGTGAACGGGGCGCGACTCTCTCCTGATAGTGTATGGCTATCCAGTATCTCAGAGAGGCGGCGGTGATCATTGTTTGGCCGTCTTCGTCTGTCCATGGTGCGGCGGCTTGCAGACCTTCGGTCATGTTGGCGGCGCTGGGGGTGTGCCGAAGGAACGCTGACAGCCAGTCCCGCATCTGGCCGCGGAGCGTGGTCTCGTAGCCCGCCGTGTCGTGGTCGACGTAGGAGAGTGCGGCCCGGATGATGTTATCCCACCTGGTGGCGCTCTTCTTTGGCGGCAGGGTGTGGCTGTGGGCCGCTATGATGTTGCGGCATTTGGTTTGGCTGGTCAAGTGGTCTATGCAGGAGAAGTGGATGGAGTCGCCGTCGAGTAGCCGTAGTTCGTACGCGGGTTCCTCGGCGTCCAGTCGAGTAAGCCCGATGGCCTGGATGCCGAGCTCGGATGATATGAGGTTCCATGCGGCCTGGGGGGATTCGAACTTCGGGGTGTTCTCCGGTGGTTTGTTTCCCGTGGCCGTTGTGGTACCGGTCGGGGATGTAGCTGGAACGGGTCCGGCGTTCGCTTCGAATGCGGCCTTGGATACCGTTGCGTCGTAGTAGGAGTCTGCTTTCTGGGGTATGGAGTGTCGGGTGCGAAGCTGGCGAAGCACGGTCTGTGTCTCGGGCTGGGTAAAGCCGGCGCGAACACAGTACTGGGCCATGCTCATATCGTAGGCGCTGGGTGATTGGTCCCGCAGGGATGGGTTATCGTGGTTCCACGTGGCCGCGATTGTGGGGTCGACGGCAATGAGGCAATTGATCTTCTCGGCCAGGTCTCCGGGTAGTGGCTGTGTTTCGGAGTGGGCTACAGCGCTACGATCGGTGAGACGTAGCGGTTTTGTTGCTGCTGTTGTGGCGTCTCGCGGCGGTCCTGCCGCGGCGCGGAGATCTAGAAGAGTGTAACGGCAATCCGGGACGTGGAGAATTACTTCGATCGGCCTGATGTCCTGTGAGAGCTTGCAGTTCTTTGTTCCCGGAAGCCGCATGACTCGCGATAGGTCCCAGACTGAGTCGGCATCATAGCCGGCCTGCGTGCACACGAGCCGCCATTGGGCGCTGAAGTCGCTTAGCAGGGTTGCTATGGCTATCCGGTTGCTGTTGTCGATCGGCGTCCAGGCGTCGAGGTAGTACCATAACTGTAGGCCGTGGCCTGAGTTGACTATGGTCGATGGGCTGACGTCCGGGTATGCTTGGGCGACAAGGTCGAGGGCTTCGTCGGCGTCGACGGGCAGTGCCGCTTTCTGGTGGGCAGGGCTTCGGAGGTCAACGTCGAGCCACAAAGCTCCTATGCCTGAGACCAGGGCGTTGCCGCCCCGCTTGGTGGCGCCCAGCTTTGCGGCCTCGGGCCTGGCACCGCAGCCGAAGTAGGTGTCTCGGTGGAAAGCCTGCGGATCTATGTCGATTGGGGACGCGAACCACGAGCTGAGTTTGGTGGCAGATTGCCAGACGAGTATGAGGTCGGAGTCCGGCATGCCGGTGAATATGTCCCTGAGTAGATCGGTCACTTGTCGCCTCCGCCGCGGTGTGGTCAGTGACCGGGCCCGGCTCCGTTGCCGGGTCCCGGTCTGTGGTGAAACCTACATCTCTGCGAAAGGGTCGTAGTCCGTGGGCGGTGGCTCGTTGCCTGGAATCGGCGCTTCGGGCGTCTGTGTGTCCTGTGTGTCCGGTGCGTCGACCGGCGGTCCCTGTTCGCCGTATGCGCTGGGCGGCTCGGGATCTACGATCATTGGCTGTGCTGACGTGCGGAGGGCGGTGGCGAGCGCGTCGGCGTATTTCTTGATCGCCGGCCACTCGGATCGTGGGATGTACTCCTGGAAGCACGGCCTGACCTGGCTGTAGTCGGGGACCCCGGAGCCTTTGACCTTCTCAAGCTGGAACTGTGTCGTGCACCCGTAGTAGGGTATGGCGGTGGCGCTCAGCCTGGTCATGTACTTTCGGTTGGCTGCCACAGAGGTGCGGGGCAGGGCTATCACGATGGGCAGGGCGCTTTGCTCCTGGAGGAGGTAAATCAACTGCTTGTCTTTGCAGGCTTTGCCGGTTTTGGAGCCTCGGGGATCTGATCCCCACTGATTGAGGTGGCAGGAGAGGCACGGTCCGCCGGGCCGGCCTATTCCGGTGATACCGTCGTTTGAGTAGCAGACCGGCGGGGTCTTGCCTGATTCTATGTCGGTGTCCCAGTACCCTTTGGCCGGCGCCATCAGCAGGATGATCCCGGTGATTGTTTTGGCCGGCTCGGAGTCGCCGTCAATGGTCGGAAGCTCAAAGGTTGTGGAGCCGGAGGTTGGGACTGTGATTCTGTCCAGGTCGGATGCTCTGAGGCCCCCTTCACCTAGGTTCTCAGTGATGACGTCCAGTACTGCTTGTGCGAGCTCGGGGACAAGGATGGGGAATCGTTCGCTGTCGAATGGCTGGGCGTCTCTGGCGGCTATCTTGGCCAGAAGGGTGCTTGGCTGCTGGGCTTCTTCGATGGCGGTGTCTTTGTTCTTTGGCATGATGGTTCCTTTCGGCGTCGGGTAGTGGAGTTGTTCTCCGGGTGGGTTAGGTTGTCCTTCCGGCTCTGGCTCTGATGCCGTCGCGGACTGATTCGATTACATCTCCCTTACGCTGAAGGGCCGCGTGGGCGTCCTCGTCGACGGTGCGGGGTGCGATGAGGTGGTAGTAGGTGACCGGCCTATCCTGTCCGTGGCGCCGGATTCGGCGGCGGCTCTGCTCATACTGGGAGTATGACCAGGTGACCGTCGAGTAAATCTGGTATCGGGCTTCGACGAAGCTCACCGCTTCGGCGCCGGCGGCTATCTGGACGATGAGGACGGCTCCGACTGTGTTCTTCCACTGCTGGAGTTCGTCCCGTCCACCCATGAGAAGGAAGGCTGGCCGGAGGGCCTGCTGTTGTATGGCGGTGTGGTAGTCTGCCATCTCGGGGCGGAAGCGTGCGAAGATGACGAACCTCTCTGACGGATCCGCGGCGTCGATGATGCTGAGTGCGGCGTCGATCTTGGCGGTGTGGACCTGTCGCGTCTGATTTGTCTCGGGATCCAGCCAGTGACCGGCTGTAAGCTGGGCCAGCCTTAGTTGCTTTACCAGGGCGTTGTCGACGGTGACGAAGTGTCCGTCGAGTTCTGCGCACATCTCCGTCTCGAGCTCGTCGTATGCGGCCTGGGCTTCTTTTGGGAGTGGGGTCGGAACTGTGGTGTCGGTGAAGTCGGGCAGGCCGGCTTCTACGGTGTCGGGTTCCACGTGGAATGTGAACGTGGCGAGTTGTCGGTGGAAGTCGGCAAGGTTCTTGTACGACTGAATTGTGTGTGCTAGGAATGCCGGATACGGCTTTCCGTTGGCCTTGTTTACTCCGCTTGGGCCCATAACACAGTAGGCGTCACGGAAGCGTTGCACGCTGGTGCCGAATGCCTTTGGTGCGATAGCTCTCGCCTGGGCGTAGATGTCGATGGGTCCCTGGGGCATCGGCGTGCCGGATAGGGCTATTACTCTCTTGGCGTTGGCGCACAGCCTGGCCATGAAGCGGCTTTGAACTCCTCCTGGCGCCTTGATGCGGTGGGATTCGTCCATGACGATCAGGTCCCAGGGCGTGGCGAGCAGGAGCTTTGCGAGTGGCTCTAGGTGGGCTGCTTCGTAGTTGAGGATCGCCACCATTGTGCGGTGGCGGGGTGGGGATAGCGCTTCGTGGAGGGCTCGGGTTCTGTCTGGCACTGGGCGGGCGTACAGGCTGGATGTGTTTACTGGCGTGTCTGGGTGGCCGAACTTAAGGAACTCTCCCGGCCATACGTTGGTGACGGCCTGGTTGGGGCAGACGAGGAGTACGAGCCCGTCGGTGGGCAGGGTGTTTTGGATGTAGTCTACTACCACTCGCGATTTGCCGCCTCCCATCGGAATCCACAGCAAAGTGCCCCTGCGCGCGTGGATCGCGCGCAGGGCGTCTAGCTGGTGCGGCCATAGTGGGGGTCCGTTGGTGATCATTGGAGTGTGGTGGTTTCGGGTTGGGCTTCTGTGATGATCTGGTCTGCCGGGAATCCCTGCTGGCCGGCTGGCCAGTTGTCGGGCGGCGGCGTGGTCGCTTCAATCAGCTCCGCGAGCAGTGAGAGACTTGTCGGCTGGGTGGCGAGGTTCTGAGCCCAGATGATCCGGGCTGAGAGATTGTCGAACGCGGCGCGCGCGAGTGTAAGGTCGCGGCGAAGCCGGAGGACGCCCACTGCTTGGGCGCGCCGGTCTGCGTCGAGAACAGCGAACGTGTGGTCCTGCTGCTGTAGTTGGAGTAGGACAGCGCTGCGCTTTTCGGCGTTGCTGTAAAGGGGCTTACCGGTCTCGGGGTGCAGCTCCGAGGCTATGGCGGCGGTGTTCGTGTCGTTCCACGCGCGTACGGCAGCCTCGGTGTCAAGCAGGGAGAGCTCCGCTAGGGAAACGGTGTGCTGGAGGGCCGCGGCGGTCGCGGCGGTGTGCATCCGGGCGTCCAGGAGGTCGTGCATGTTGTCGGTGGATGTTTTCATCTTGTCTGTCCTTTCTGTCGACGGGAAGCAGTCGTTGTGTGCGTGTGCACACTCCGCACTGGCTGAAGACCGCGCTTTTCTAGCCAATTGCGGACGGTGTGGCGGCTGACTCCGAACTCGCGGGCAAGGTCGCATTGTGATCGGCCCGCGATGAGCTGGGAGTGCAGGTATAGTCGGAGGTCGGACGGGAAGCATTGTGCTTCGGCCTGGGCTTCCCGGTCCCCTAGTTGGCGCATTCAAGTGTTCTCCCTTCGTAGATCGGGCGTAGGAGGTCGAGCGCCTCTTGGGCGGAGTGGGCGAGTATAACGGTGCCGCCTGCGCGGACTATCGCCCGTGCCCGGGCGATCTGTATTTTGCTGCTCTGTCCGGCTGGCCGGCCGTTGCGGGCCGGCATTTTGACTTCTATGGAGATGTGGAGGCCGAGCATGCATAGGGTGATGTCGGGCTGGCCGGCCCGTGAGTAGGGGCTGCCGTGATTGTTCGTGACGTCGACGTCTGCTCCGAACTCTAGCCTAATGGCTTCGATTATGGCGGCCTGGGGGCTTGACTCTCGCATGGTCAGTTTCTCCCGTATGCGTCGATGGCGGCCCGGATGTAAGCGCTGAGGTCTCCGGGGGGGTTGTGCCGTGCGGCTGCTCGCTGCAGGCACTGGGCCTCGAACGGCGTCACACGGATATGGATGGTCTCCGTGCGGACTCGCGGCGCCGCGGCGTCGAGCGCCGGCGGGATAGCGAGTGCGGATGCATCGGCCATTGCGCGTAGAGCCCGTGCGAATCCTGCCGGGGTGGCGGACTGGGGGAGCCTCGCCACGGCGAGGGCGTGTGACCAGACCTGTGCTCTTCGCTCGGGTCCTGGGTTCGATTGGATCAGGTCGTCTAGCGGCGCTTGGTAGGCGGCGGATATGGGGCCCTTTGAGATAGGGCTGCCGATGCTGGCCTGGCTCGTGAACGCGTCCGCTATGGTGAGGGCTTGGCACGCCGGTACGGCGTGGCGCAGTAGGTGGTCGGCGAGCAGTTGTGAGGCTATCGGCTGCTCAGGGTCCCAGTACTGGAGGTGCGGATCCGCGGCACGGCGGATCGCGGTCAGGTTAGCGTTGTGCATCTGTGAGGTCCTCCGGGTTGTGGGCGACGATGTTTCCGTTGCGGAGTACTATCAGAATTTGCGTTTTGCCTAGGTAACGGTCGTATCCTACTACCGCACCGACCGCCGACTCGATGTGGAATGTTTGGTTTCCGATCATTTGGTGATCTGGCGTCCTGACTAGGGAGTGCATCGGCCATTGTTGTTCGGTGGTCATCGTCGTTCCTCCGGGGCGTTGTAGCCCGGTATTTTCGGGAGCGGGTCCCCTGGGGTCCAGGGGCGCGGGGCCGTGTGCGGCAGTATGTAGACGACGGGCCGGGTCTCGGCGATCTCGCGCTTGAGTAGCGTCAGCCGGGCACGGCAGTCCAAGTAGGGCAGGCCGACGGCGAGGATCGCGGCGCCGGCGAGCAGTGCGTGTCGGATCGGTTTCATGGGTCCTGTGGTCTCCTTTGGGCGTTCCGGGAATAGAGTATCACGGTCGCTATACAGATGTCAAGTACTATTTTCAACTATGTTTTTGCGGAGTTTGTTCACAAATAGTGAACGCCACTGACTCCCCCCGGGCCCGTGGGACCGGGGGGACAAGGCGGGAGTCATATCGCAATTAAGCACACGTGCGGGCCATGTGTCTCGCAGTCGACTAATATACGAAGCTGTGCGTTAGAGGTCCCTTTCTTGCTGTTCACCAGGGATAGAGCCCAACTGCCGGTCTTAACCTTGCCCAAGCAGATCGGGCAGCAGGCGTCCCTGCGCGCGGTGCGGTTCAGATCATCTCGCGAGTATATGGATACTGTTCGGGACATGGTGTTGTCTCCTTACGGTTTCTCCGGCTCGGGCCGGGCATTGGTGCAACTGCCATAGTAGGCCTGGCTCCAGGCCGGATTGGCAGCTTCCCATTGGGCAGCGGACTGGACCGGCACGACCGGCCGCAGAAGAAATCCTATGCCCTGGCACGCGAGCACCAGGGCGACAAACAAGAGCTGAGCCCAGAGGAGGCGGGATGCCCACTCTGAGCACATCGCTGGCTGGAGCCACCGGGCTAACGAGCCCAGCGCGCCGGACCGGAGAGGTCGCACTCGGCGAGATCGAGGCGTCGCTTTGCTTCCGCCGCGAGGGACTGGTAGAGGACGACGTCGTCCGCCGTGGTGCCGGGGACCTTCTTGAACCACAGGTATTTGGCCAGTGCCGCTGACAGGCGCAGCCTTGCGTATTGAAGCCTTTGTGCTTTCGGTGAGGTGTGTTTCACGTGAAACATTGTGTGTTCTCCTTGTCATAGATTGTGTAGTGTTGTTCATCATCTGTGAACCCCCGCCCCCCATACTTGTGAACTAGTCGGGCAAAATGGCGTTGTCAAGGGCAGGCGAATTGGGCTGAAAAGCGGAGTTCCGAGAGTGGAGAAGCTCCAAAGCCGCCCTTCTTCAGGTGTCGGCTTGGAGCTTCGGAACGAAGGAACGGAGCATTCCAAGCTATGCCAATTCGACTGTTTATATACCCTTGACAATCCCCCACGCCATTTTGCCCACTATAATAGAAATGGGGGGGGCGTCCGGGCGCCGCAGGCCCTCTTGCGCCGTAAGGCGGGTCCGGGAAGCTCCGCGAGCGGCACTAAAGCCTGGAGGTCCAACATAGAGGCAGGAATACGCAAACCGTGTGAAGCACTTATACCGGAGATTGCACAGGAGGACACTAGATGCCAGAATGCTCGAAGTGCGGGAGATGCTGTAGAGTGATTGTCGTCTTCTATCAGTGGACAGAGGAACTCGAGGAGTTTTTTCAAGCACGGGGACTCAAGTATTCCAGTGATCGCCAGACATTGGTTGTTGAGATACCGCATACCTGCGATATGCTTAGGGGAAACAGGTGTTCGATTCACAACGGAGCGAAGCCTGCCATCTGCCTCCGCTTTCCAGCAGGCTATACCTACAAGCTCCCCGGGTGCACGCTCGCAATCACGGATAGTCAGCGGAGCGGCGTCAAAACCTGACCGGCCATGCGCTAAGCAAACCAACAAGCGAGAACAGGACGCTCCGGACCCGCACAATGCTGCAGCCCCGGAGCGATCACAAAGCACATTACTGATCCCCCTGAATCCCCTACCTTCCCAGTATCTCTTCTTTGTTCAGATAGGCATGGATGTTCATCAACTCAGCATCCGTCAGCAGGATCACAAGCCCACAGGACAGCACGATCGCGCTCTCATACTGAGGCATCGTCGGACCAGAGAGCACGCGAACTAGCTTTCGGACCTTGCCCGCAGGCAAGTGGTTCAGTTCCACAGTGATGAACGGACCTTCAGCATAGACGGAGAGAATCTGGCCCTCTGTGGGCCGTTCGACGAGAAGAGTCTTCTTGGCCATCTTGGTGGAGTCTCCTTGGGAGTGTGTGCTATGGACACCGAAGCCAGGTATCCACGCTCCGACATTATAACAGGGATTGCAATAACGCGCAATCGTTATTCTGAGATTTGGCAGAATGACGGAGCGTAACTGCGACATTATTCTGGAGTAATTGCCAATATTTCTTTAGTACATGGGGTCAAAATCTCATTGTGTGAGGTGAAGATAACGTCGCACTAGGCGACATTATAGAATAGTTATAATAACGACGGTGTGTGCGACATTCAAGCCGACACCGGAATAACGATTGTTGTAGCGGCAATATGCCGGAGAAGAGGAAAATCACGCTCCGACATTATTCCAACTAAATCCACAATGAGATTTCTCGCATGTATATAAAGGCGTTTTTCAAAAGAGTCGGTTGACCTGTGCATGCTGGGTTGCTTGGCGGCTGGGGAGCAAAGCGACTTCCAGCCGCCTCCGGCTCCGCGTCTTGCTGGGACGAAGTCCGTTCAGCAAGACGCGGAGCTTCCAAGTTCATCGACGCGGCGGCTGTGCCGCATCGCGTCGATCACAAGGATTCCCTTCTCCTCCGGTGAAGAGCAGCGACGAATAACGAGCGTAGTAAGCAAGCCCATTGGCCACCGGAACCCGACAAGGGGCAAAAGGAAGGGTTTCCGGGGGCCAAGGAGCGAAGCAGATGAGGGCTGTCGGCGCGTGCCGCCTACCGGGGCAGGGAAAAGAGGGCAGCTTGTGAGCCCGGCGCTACAAAGCTTTGGTGAGATAATTTCGCCGGTGCGCCGGGGTGGGCTGCGGGCATAAGCATTGACGGGGGGTCCCCAAGGGGGTTCCGGCAATGCGTTGCCCGCGAAGCCGACCCCGAAGGGGCGCAGCCGATGCAACGCGGAGGTCTGCGAGGCTCGGCGCAAGGCGGCTCAACGCCGCCGAAGCGCCGGACCGCCGCAGGCGGCAGATGCGCGCTGCGCGCAACACAGTTGGTCTAGGGCGCAGGCTGGCTCTGCCGAGC